CAATTCCAACTAACTTTGTACAGATCATGACTGTGTCTGCGGGCGTTATCCAAACATCGTCAACCGATACATCATCGTCTTACAATGTAATTATGGATACACTTGCAAAGCGCACGTATGATGAAAGCGGTGATTATACAGTAAGTGACTTCACTATTACATTACGCGAACATCTATTAGAAAATAATAACGGGGGCATTTACGCTGCTGCTGAGGGTGGAGATGCACTTAAATATGCAGTTTCTATTGGTTCTGGACGAGGCTATGTTCGTGGATACGAAGTAAGCAACTCCGTAACATTAAACATTGGAGTTGATAAAGCAAGAACGACTGAAGTTATGAACAATGCAACTATTGCTGCTGCAATGGGTTATTATATCCAGACAGGTGCAATTCCAGCCGTTCCTACTACAACAACATTCCAGAAAATTGCATTCTACTCCGGCACTACTTCGACTGTTAATGGAACTCCGTCTGGATCTATTATTGGTTACGGCTATGTTAGATTTGTAAAACGCAATACAAATACATCATTTAATGTATATTTGTTTAATTTAGTTGATACCACAGGTACACAAAGTACTACATTTATTGCAGATGCAAAAGCAGTTAAATCTGCCGAAGGAACTGCATGGTCCGCAAACTTAACAGCATCTGCTCTATATTCTACTTCTAACTATACATCCATGTTTAAACTACCATCAACTAATGTAAAAACATTATCTACTGATGGCGTTAGCGATACATCATTCTCCACTGCTCGTGTGTATTCTGGTACTACAGACAGTAATGGGGATATTAGTTTTACTGCTGGAACAAATGAAATATTTGTAGCACAAGATCCATCATATGCATTCGGAATTTTCCCAAGTTATGTCATAGTTCCAATAGAATCAAACTATGTATTGGGTGGAACTACAACTGGTAAAACTATTACAGTATCTTTTGGTTCTACGTATGCAGGATTAACTGTTAATTTAACTCTACAATCTGCAAAATCATCAGCAGTTGCAAAAACAAAAGTTCCAACAACTGGAACACTAACTTCTGCGTATACATCGGGAAATTTATATCTTGGTAAAGCAGACGCATATACATTAGTATCAGTTGTAAATGAATCCGGTGCAGATGTTACTAAAGCATTTACATTATATCATAATCGTAAAATGACGCATTATGATGTTTCTTATGTTGTTAAAACTAATGCATCTGTTACAACAACCGGAAATTTAGTATTTACATTTAAATACTTTGAACATAGTTCAGGTGACTTCTTCTCTGTTGATTCATATAGCGGTATAGATTACGAAGATATTCCAGTTGAAACTATAGATAATGTAGATTATTCATTGTCTGATATAATTGATTTCCGACCAAGAATTAATAGTACAAGAACCAGCTTTAGTTCTGGTGATGCTATTGTTGGTAATTTGCCAACCCCATATACATCAATTACGTGCGATATGGAATATTATTTGCCCCGTATTGATAAAGTATGGGTTGACAATGCAAATAATTTTGGTGTTACTAAAGGCACACCTTCTTTAACTCCAAGTGCACCCGCAGATTCATCTAACTCAATGACGCTATACACTATAAATGTACCTGCTTACACAGCAAGTGCAGCTGGTATATCTGCAACTAAAATTGTTAACAGACGTTATACAATGAGAGATATTGGGAAATTAGAAAATCGCTTATCTAATTTGGAATATTATGTGTCATTGTCCTTGTTAGAAACATCAACTGCAACTATGCAAATAACAGATGATAATGGACTAACACGTTATAAAAATGGATTTTTGGTTGACCCATTTACAGATCATAGTGTTGGTGATTATACTTGGGCAGATTATAAATGTTCTATTGACCCAACAAATGGTGGGTTGCGCCCAGAGTTTTCAATGAATGGTATTTCATTTGAAGTGAATGATACATTGTCTTCTAACTATACAGTAAAAGATGATATTGTTATGCTTCCTTATACAGAAGTATCATATATCACACAAAATCAAGCATCAGACACTATGGAAGTAAACCCATATGCTGTTTATAAATGGCTTGGATCTTTGGGGTTGTCCCCATCATATGATGCGTGGATTGACACCGTTTACACAGATCCATTAGTGACGTATCAAATTTATAATAACGGAAAATTAGAACAAACTTGGACTGCTTGGCAAATATACTGGTCCGGTTCCAGTACATCAAGTTCTAGCTCTAGTTCTTCTACAAGTACATCTAGTAGTAAATCTGGTTCTAAAACCACAACTACCACCTCAACTGCAACAACCACAACAACGTCTGCAACTAATACCTCGGTTACACAAGTTGGTGATGTTGTAGTGGATACTAGCGTTATCGCATACATGCGTGCAGTTAATATAACCGTTACTGCCAAGGGGTTGCGTCCAGGTGCTGTTGTGTACCCGTTCTTTGATGGAACTAACGTAGCAGCGTATACACAGCCTGCAAGTGGAAGTTTGGGTGGAACACTGAAACCAGATACAGATGGAAAATTAACATGCACTATTTCTATTCCAGCTGGTAAGTTTACAACTGGTACCAAAGTAATTCGTTTAATTGATAACGGAACAAACGATACTAGCAGTTCATTGTCATACGGCGAAAATAGTTTTACTTCTACAGGTGTGTTACAGAAACGCCAGAAACAATATATTGCAACTCGATCAACCACAACAACGTCTACAACTAGTGTAACATCTAGTTCAAAAACAACCACTAGCACTACATCAACAAGTAGCGATCGTCAATCTGGTGGCAAAGGTGGCCAGTATGATCCATTAGCTCAATCATTTTATGTATCTACGGATGGTGGAATATTTGCAACATCTGTTGACGTATACTTTGCATCAAAAGATGCATCTGTGCCAATTACATTAGGTTTGTATTGCATGGAAACTGGATTACCTACTACTACACTAGTTCCTGGGTCAGAAGTTACGTTAACTCCATCCGAAATTAATGTATCTAGTAATGCAACAACAGCAACAAGATTTACATTTACATATCCAATTTATTTGGAAACTGATACTGAATATTGCTTTATTCTTATGTCAAATTCTAATGCTTATAAAGCATGGATTGCAACTATGGGCGAAGCAGAAATTTCATCTGGTGTTGGTATAGCTAAACAACCTTATACTGGTGTTATGTTTAAATCACAGAATGCAAGTACTTGGACAGAAGATCAAATGTCCGATATTAAGTTTGTTATTAACAGAGCGAAATTCAGCACAGATACTGGTACTGTTGTGCTGAACAATGTTGAACTGGATACAAGAGAATTAGAAGATAATCCATTAATTACTACATTAGGTTCTGGTATTGTAACAGTACAAATGGAAAAACATAATATGGCAGTTGGGAGCTATGTAACTATAAGTGGTGCTTCTGCTGTTGGTGGTATTGCTGCTGATACTCTAAACGGAACCCATCAAATTACTGCAATTGCAGATTATAATAACTTTACGTTTACAGTAAGTACAGCTGCAACATCGTCTGTATACGGTGGTGGCACTGATATAGTAATTACACAGAACTATATGGCATCACATATTCAACCTATATTCAGCGAGCTTGGATTAACTAATACAGAAGTTAGTTATTCTATGCAATGTGCTCGCGGGATGACAAGGGGTGGTACCGAAACTGCATACGGAACAACAGATGCAATTAGTTTAACTAACGAAGAACTTATTACATTAAGTGAACCGATTTTAGTTGGATCTGCAATTGATGAAACCAATAATTTATCTGGTAGTAAATCAATGAAGGTAACTGCTACTTTAGAAACTACAGTTGACAATATTTCCCCTATTATCGACTTACAAAATTCTAATATGGTAATGACGTATGTTGAATGTGATAACGTGGGGACTGTTAACGCATCGGGAACTACTACTTGGGCTAAATATAGAACAAATATTGTTAGTTTGGCGGAAGCAGCAAATGCATTTAAATTATATTGCGATGTCAATAAACAATCTAATGCATCTGTGTATTTCTCTTATAGAATCGGTAACTCACAATCCGAAGTAGAAACTGCTACATGGAATTACTTTGATGCGGTAAGCACATCTAACGCATCTGATACAACTACATTTAATGAATTTGAATACGAGAAAGAATCTCTAACTGATTTCACATACTTCCAGGTTATGATTCAAATGAGAGCTCAGAGTGTTACTGCTGCACCAGCATTTCAGAAACTGCGTGTAATTGCGTTGGGGACATAGAATGGAATTAGTAAAAGTTGAAGGTTATGAGGGGTTGGCAAAGGATTGCCACTCTAAAGCTGTTATAAATACAGATAGGAATGGACTTGCTAAAGCTAAATTAATTAAGCAGAAGAAGCTAGAGGAAGTTCAAAGAATTGCAGATTTAAATAATCGGGTAACAGAAATGGAAAATAAACTCGATTTAATTTTAAAACTTTTAACTAAAGGTTGATAAAATGTCAATAGTACGCCCAACTGACACATATGTAACAGTAGATGATACTTTCAAAAAATGGGTGGATAGAATTAATGCATCGTTGTCGTTTACTGATTTTTCGGTGGACTACGATGCAAGTAGTGGTTTGAGTTTAGTTATTGGCACAGGAAAATTTACGGATGGTGCTAGAGTTGTAACTATTCCAGAAACTACCATTACATTAACTCCAAATTCTAGTCTACTAGTTGCAATTAATACCGCAGAAGGATACGAAGGTATAACTCAATACCAACAAGGTTCTTCTAGTACTCCAAAATCTAATATAATCCCATTATTGCTATTAACAACAAGTGCAACTGAAATTACTGCAATGACAGATGCAAAAACATGGGCATCTGTATCTGGTGCTGGAACTGCAACTGAAGGTCTAATAATGATTAATGCTAATATTATTCGTAATCAAACTGTGGGGGGCGGAAAAAATGCAATATCTGTTGCTCCTGTAATTAGTGCAGGTGTTGAGGTTACTGTAGAAGATGGATATAGCTGGGTTTGTTTATAAGGGGTATTAAATGAGCGTTCCAAATACTAAAGCAACCCTTGCAGCGTACTGTCTTAGAGAACTTGGACAAGGTGCAATAGACATTGCAGTAACAGACGATCAGGTTAACGACCGAATTGACGAAGCACTTCAGATGTATCAAGAGTGGCATTATGATGCAACAGAGGAACTTTGGCTTGCACATAAATTAACACAATCGGATATAGATAATGGATATATTACATTAGACGATAGTATATTGCTTGTTGCAGAAATTCAAGAGTTTGCACAAGGTTATTATGCATCTGGTGAGCCTTTATTTAATCTAAACTATCAAGTTGCATTAAACGAATTAAACTATTTGCAACCTATGGATCAGATTAATTACTTTATGTGCATATCAAACTACGAACAAATTATGGATATGCTAACTACTGTACCAACATTTAATTATAGTCGTAACTTAAATAAACTTATGATACACGACACAATTAAATCGTATGGTGTTGGTTTCCCAATTGCATTAAGAGTATATAAATTAATAGACCCAAGTTCTTGTGCTAAAGTATATAATGACAGATGGTTAAAGAAATATTGCTGTGCGCTTATAAAGAAACAATGGGGAAGTAATTTGTCGCTATTTGAAAATGTTCAATTAATGGGCGGAATTACTCTAAATGGAGAATTAATTTATTCTCGTGCTATTGAAGAAATTGATAAGCTAGAAGAACAGTTACATGACCTGTATTCTGAACCTGTAGAATTTTTTATGGGTTAATAATAATTTCCAATATTAAGCCCACTATAAATAAATGTAATAGTTTATTTATAGTGGGCTTTCTTTTATGGCTGTTAATACACTTTTTAAAACATACACCAGCACATTAGGGCAAAAACTAATAGAAGATTTAGTTATCCAGTCTATTAAAATTAAAGGCATGGATATGAAATATCTCCCTAAGACATTTACTGATTTTGATTACTTATACGGGGAAGACCCATCTGCTGCATTTAACACATCTATTGAACTAGAGATGTATATGCAGAGTGTAGATGGATTTGAGGGTGACGATAGATTTAGCAAATGGAGTTACACAATAAAGAAATCTTGCATAATCGCATTGTCCAAGAAAAGGTTTGAACAAGAAGTTACTGCATTACATCCAACAATACTCCGCCCATTAGAAGGCGATGTTATTTACATGCCAATTACTAATGCAATTCTTGAAATTAAGTTTGTTGATTGTGATGACCCATTTTATCAAAATGGTGCTCAATATGTTTATAAATTGCGTTGTGAACTGTATGAGTTTAGTAGAGAGACATTCGAAACAGATGATACAGAAGTTGATTCTTTAGTTGCAGAGATATTAGGAAATATTAATCCAGAAACTGCACACGAAGAACATTTTGGAGATAATGAGAGTATAGAAACGGATGCAAATAGTTTAATTACATTTGATCCAGATAATCCATTTGGGGGCAAATAAATGGCTATTTTAGAATCGTATTTCTATCATGGAACAATTAGAAAGTATACTACGTGCTTTGGTAGCTTATTTAATAAAATACAAATTAAAAAAGATAAAAGCTCTAAGCTAGTACTTGTTCCAATTCAATACCAAATGAAAGACAAGCAAAATGTCAGACGTGATATAGACGATCCAACTAGTGCACGTTATCAAGACCAATTACCCAGAATGTCATTTAATATGACTGGGTTCAATAGAGATCCAAGTAGAATGAAATCTCCATTTGCAACATGTTCAACTAGAAATGTTGTTAATGGATCTGTAGTTGGTAAAAGTCAGCTAATGCGCATTCCATTTACATTCCAATACGAGTTAGCAATAAAAACAAAGTATTTAGAGGAAATGTATCAAATACTTGAACAGATATTAGTATGGTTTAACGATTCAATTACTATTAATATAAAAGACAATGATGATTTAGACGGTACCACAGCAGTTACGTTATCATTAGACTCCCTTAGTCCAGACAATGTATTTGATGGGATTATGGAGGATACTAATTCAATAGAAACCACACTATCGTTTAATTTGCAAGGCTACTTATATGGTCCTACATCAAGTGCTGGATTCATTGAGAAAGTTATTATTAATTACTACGATTACGAAGAAGATGTAACTACAGATAGTATTAAAGTTGCTACAGATACAATAACAGAATCTGGTGTAGTGGGGGATTAAGTTATGGACCATAAAACTAAAATGGAAAGAAATATAGATCAAGTATTGGGTCTAATAGATAATTTACCAGATGGTTCCGACTCTCTTCCTCCATTAGAAAGAACGCCAATGGAAATAGTTGAGTATACCCCTGTAAAGACACATATTGCAGTAACAGAAGAAATTACTGGGGAAGAAGCAGATAGATTAGACGACTATAACTTTTCACGTACAATTATGCGCGGGTTAATTGAAAAGGGTATATCTGCGTTAGAGCTTAGTATGTTATTGGCAAAGGAATCAGAAAATCCAAGAACATTTGATACAATTGTTAGTTTAATTGGAACTATAAGCAAAGCAAATACAGATTTAATGTCATTACATAATAAAAAAGGAACTGCAAAGGCAGTTCAAACCGCAGATGTAATTAATAACAATACACAAATTATTAATCAACCTGCAAATACAGCACAAAACAATGAGACTGACATTAATAATCTATTGGATGGATTAGTTGATGTAAAGGACAAATAATATGGCATTTCAAAAAATAAGTGCACCATTTGATATAAAAAAATTTACTAAAGAAAATGGTGAATTAATTTCTAAGTATATGAAAAAAGATACTCGGGAATTAGTTGTGGACGATTTTGAAGATGTTCCGGATAGTGCATTTTATAAGGGAAATTCTAATATTATATCTGGGAGTGTTGACAGAAGCTCTTGGTATACATTAATGCAGAAGTTAGAATACTATAAGTGTGCCAAAGATATTGTATATTTCTGTGAAAAGTATGTTAAAATTATATCCATAGATGACGGGATAATTCCTTTTAAACCTTGGGGGTTTCAAAAAAAGCTACTTAGAATGTATATGGATAATAGATTCTGTATAGCAATGCAGTGTCGTCAATCTGGAAAATCACAAACAACTGCTACATATATTCTTCACTATAGTTCATTTAACGAAGCAAAAACATCCGCAATACTAGCTCAGAACGTATCACAAGCACAGGAAATATTAGAACGAGCACAAATGTCATATGAAAACCTGCCAAAATTTCTACAGGCGGGTGTATTGGTTTATAATAAACGTTCTATGAAACTTAGAAATAGTTCCGTTATATTTTCTGCTGCTAGTACATCGACAGCGGTTCGAGGAAAATCCTGTGTATCCGGAGATACAAAGGTAACAGTCAAAGATATTAATACCGAAACAGTGCAAAATATAACAATTAAAAAATTAACACAACTTCTAACTAAAGAAACCAGTAAAGATAATCAAACATATTACAAAAATAAACAATTTAAATGTTTAACACCGTCTGGTTGGTCAAATTTTAAGGGCGTTTTAATTAACCATAACCAACCAACAATAAAATTAAATAATATTCCATTAGTATGCACAAATAATCATAAACTAGTTATTAATGGAAACTTAGTTAAAGCAAAGACATTACCACATATTCCATCTGCTAGACAAGATGTCTATGATTTATATGAAGTAGAGAATAATCATTTATATTATACCAATGGAGTTGTATCTCATAACTGTTCCTTGGTCTATATCGATGAAGGAGCTTTTATACCAAGAGACCAAGAGTTTTATACTGGTACATACCCAGTTATATCTTCCGGTAAACAATCAAAAATAATTATAACATCTACCCCAAATGGTAAACGTGGATTATTTTATAAGTTATGGTCAGAAGCAGAAGCATTAAAAAATGAATTTAAATTTGCAAAGGTAACTTGGAAAGATGTTCCGGGTAGAGACCTAGCATGGAAAAAACAGACTATTGCAAACTCGTCCGCTAGTCAGTTTGCACAGGAACACGAGGTTATATTTGCTGGCGCACAAAACTCTCTAATATCTGCACCAGATTTAGAAGATATGGTGGTGCAACCAATCATTGCACAATATGGCGATGTAAACGTCTACGAACAACCTGTAAGAGAAGTTACACCACACGTGTACGTATTAGTGTGCGATGTCTCCAGAGGCCTAGGGAACGATTACAGTGCGTTTACAGTGATGGATGTATCTGTAAAACCATATAAACAAGTAGCAACATATAGAAACAATACAATAAGTCCAATCTTATTAACTAACATAATACATAGTACAGCTGTTCATTATAATAATGCATTTGTATTAATAGAATTAAATGATATAGGCGAGCAAACTGCATCTATATTAAAAGAAGAATACGAATACGAAAATCAATTAACAACAGTAAAAGAAAAGAACTCATCTGTTATTGGGTTTGGTGCAGATGCGCAACCTGGAGTTAGAACTACTACCAAAGTTAAATCAATTGGTGTATCTACGTTGCAGACTTTAGTATCAAACAAGTTAATTGATATATGCGATAACACAACAATTGCAGAATTAGGAACATTTGTGCCGAAGGGTGCTTCTTATGCTGCGGATGGCGATGCACATGACGATACTGTTATGGTCCTTGTACTATTTGCATGGTTAACTACGCAGGCTGTATTTACGGACATTAGTAAAACAAATATTAGATCAACACTATTAAATTCATTATCGGATAGAGTTATGCAGGATATTATGCCATTTGGTATTATTTCTAATGATGTTGGTGGATTTGATTGTTCTACTATTTCTATTATGAATGAATGCTATGTAGATCCAAATGATGATTTATATTACGAAGAAATGTGTAAGGAGCTTCTGTTGTAACAGAAGTTAAAATACCATAAATACATTAAATAATTATACATTGAAGAGGTTTTTATAAATGGCAAGTCCAGACGTCATTACTAAAGAGATAGACCAGACGTATTCCACTTCGTCTGATGTGACTAATGTCACTGGCTTTATTGGGCGCTTTCGCTGGGGTCCAGTCAATGATATTGAATTAGTTAGCACTAGTGAAGATAACCTTGTTAAGAAGTTCCATAAGCCAACTGGTGAAACTGCTCGTGATTTTTTATCTGCAACTAATTACCTGTTATACGCATCTCCGCTTGCTGTTGTGCGTGTAGTTGGACCTGCTGCAAAGAATGCAGTGCCACCAACAAAGACTGCTCTTGCACTTAAAAACTTCGTAGACTACGATACAGCTACGTTAACGGGGTATTCATTTATTGGTAGATATATGGGTGTGCTTGGAAACAGCCTAAAGATATCTGTTGCCAATAGCGTTGGATATTCTACTTGGGCGTACAAATCTTCATTCTCATATAAACCAGCAGATGCAAATACATTTAACGTTGCAGTTATTGATGTTGATGGAACTATTAGCGGAACTGTTGGAAAAGTAATCGAAACATTTGAGCTGATGACTAAAACAGTTGGTTCAACTAAAACCGATGGTACTACTGCATATATTAAACAAGCAATAGAAGATCAGTCTGCATGGTTATACTTTGGTGATACTGCTGCAATTGTGTTTACGGATGGGTTATACGAAGTTACATTGCAAGGTGGCGCAGACGATAACGTTATTGCTAATGCTGATTGGGCTGCGGGTGTTGCTGTGTTCAAAGCAGACGAAACCATAGAACCGTTCCGTTATTTCACTGCTGAACCTACTGCACAAGATGAACTGATTGACATGGCAGACTCGCGCATGGACGGGTTTGTATGCGTTGCACCTCCATTGGATGCTGTTTATAACGTAGTTGATCCAGAAGAATCCATTGTTGCTTACTATGATACTACACTTAATAAAAATACGTCATATGGTTTCCCTTGCGATAACTGGAAACTAGTATACGACAAATACAGAGATGTTAATGTATGGATTCCATGTTCTTCTGATTTAGCGGGATTACACGCTCGTTGTGTTGCTAATAATGAAGTATGGACATCACCAGCTGGGTTAAACCGCGGACAACTTAAAAATGTTATTCGTTTGGCATATAACTCAAGCAAAGACCAACGCGATATTTTGTGGGAAAGTAATATTAACTCTATTACGTCATTCCGTGGACAGGGTATTGTGTTATGGGGCGATAAAACTCTGTATAAAGCACCTAGTGCATTTAGTCATATTAATGTTCGTTCATTGTTTATTCAATTAAGAAAAGATATTGCTAGTGATGCAAAATATCTATTGTTTGAAATCAATGACGACACTACTCGTACATTGTTTAAAAACTCAACAGACGCATATTTAACAACAGTGCAAACTAGAGGTGGACTATACGGCTTCAAAGTAGTGTGCGATTCCACTAACAATACAGCGGATGTGATCGACGGAAATGAGTTTGTAGGTGATATTTATCTAAAACCTTCCAGATCAATTAACACTATTCGGCTAAACTTTGTTGCTGTTGCAACTAGTGTATCATTCGAAGAAAGTTAAGAATAACATAAGGGGAGTTAAATCTCCCCACTATAAATAATGTTAATAAAGTTTGTGTGAGGAATAATAATGTCAACAATTTCCGATTTTAAAGGTCAATTGAAAGGTGGTGCAGCTCGTCCAAACCGCTTTCAAGTAACCGTTAATTTTCCGTCTTATGCAGGAACTAGTGCAGATGCAACTAAAACTAAGTTTCTGTGTATTAGTACACAATTACCAGGTTCCAATCTAGGTGTTATTGAAGTTCCATTCCGTGGTCGTACTTTGAAACTGCCCGGAGATAGAACATTTGATGAATGGACATGTTCATTCTTAAACGATACTGACTTTGCATTGCGCGATGCGTTTGAACTATGGCACAACGGCATTAATGCATATAATAGCAATACTGGTTCTGTTGTTCCGGATGACTTTATGTCTGATGTTACTGTAGACCAGTTAGATACAGCAGACAATATTTTAAAAACATACACATTAAAATTACTGTGGCCTTCTGTGGTTGGACCTATTGAAGTTGGTCAGGATCAAACAGATACATACGAACAGTTTGATGTTACGTTTGTGTATTCCGATATGGTGTCAAATACTACAACATAGAAATAATTATAACTATAATATATTTTGGGTCCTACATGGGCCCATTTTTATTGCACTAAATAAATGTAATTACATTTACATAATTGAGATTAATTTATGAATATTAATTGGTTTAATACATTCTTTTCTAAACAAGACATATCCGACGATACCAATAAAATTGGCGAAACTACTAACCAAATTAATATAGAGCAACGAGATGGCGCAATTGAAATAGAGAATAGCGTTAACTCATTTAATTTGCCGTTTGAAGTGTCTTATAATACACAAGCAGATTTATTAAACAAGTATAGAGAAATATCATCTTACCATGAAGTCGATTATGCAATAGAAGATATTGTTAATGAAATGGTTTCGTTTCAGGAAGACCAAAATCCAATCGAACTTAATTTAGATGATATAGATAAATCCTTGTTGTCTGATAAAATTAAAGAAATTGTATACCAAAAATGGGATAAGATTAATAAAATATTAGACTTAACTAGCACTATTCATAATAGAGCTAGACAGTTCTATACGGATGGTAGATTAAGCTGGCATAAGATTATAGATAAGAATGATCTTAAGGGTGGATTAAAAGATATTATTGAATTCGACCCAATTTACGTTACTAAAGTTAGAGAAATCAAAACAAACAGAGAAGATGGAACTATAGAGGGGTATGACGAATACTTTGTCTATAATGAAAATATTGCAGCTGCTGGTACTGCACCTGCACAAGAATCTTCGTATGCAAAAAATAAAAGTATATCAACAGTAGAAAAACCAAAGTATAAGTTAAACAAAGATAGTGTTACTTATATTACTTCTGGTATGACAGATGCGTCTACAGGATATGCAATTAGCTGGTTACATAAAGCACTTCGACCCGCCAATCAGTTACGAATGATGGAAAACTCGTTAGTTATATACCGTATAGTTCGTGCACCGGAACGCCGTATGTTTTATATTGATGTGAGTGGGATGCAAAATAGTAAGGCAACTCAGTACATTAGAAATCTGAAGAATAGTTACCGCAATAGAATGTCGTATGATCCAGAAAACGGAACATTTAAAGACAGTAGATATTTACAGACTATGCAGGAAGACTTCTGGCTCCCCAAAAATTCTAAAGGTTCCGGAACTGAAATTTCTACGCTACCCGGCGGACAGAACCTATCTGAAATAGATGACGTTACTTATTTCTTGAAACGCCTATATAAAGCACTAAATGTTCCAATCTCTCGTTTAGAAAGTGATAGTATGGTTAATTTCGGCAACCAAAGTGAAATTTCAAGAGACGAACTTAAATTCAGCAAGTTCGTATCACGGATTCGCAAACGCTTTAACGAGGCTTTATTAGATGTATTGCAAACAGAACTTATTTTAACAAAAACAATTTCCAGAGAAGAATGGGATAATGTTAAACCATTTATCAAATTTAAATATGCACAGGATTTTTATTTAGAAGAGCAAAAGC